TGTCATTTAAAAGTCTCCGTGAAAAGTTTCCGCGTCTCGAAACGCATCGCTGAACCGCTTACCGTCAAACTTCAAACTAAAACGCCCTACCTTGCCATTTCGTTGCTTTTCGAGTAGTACGGCCGCTTCTTGAGCATCTCGGCTTTCGCGATGCAACAGCATCACAATATCCGCGTCCTGTTCGATAGCACCTGAATCCCGCAGCATGTTGATACTAGGCTCCTCACCTTCTGCCGCTCGTCCGAGTTGACACAACACCAGCAACGCGACATTGAGTTGCTTGCTGACCCTCGCAAGTTCGCCGCTTATTTGCGTTACCCGCTCGTAAATCTTTTGATGTGGACTGCTACCGCGAATCAATCCAAGGTAGTCAACGATTACCAGCCTCACGCAACGCTTAGCTACTTCCGCCCTTAGCCGCGATTCGATTCGTGCCATCGAGATACCAGCCGCTTGCCACACGTAAAGCGGTAGTTGCTTGGCCTCACTACAAGCCTTGAGCATCCTCAAGCAATCCGCATCCGTGTAACTTGCATTCTGCATTTCGCTGATCCGCATGTCGGCATTCTTGACGAATTGCCGCTGGCCGATTTGCTGGTTACTCATCTCAAGCGAAACGAATAGCGTTTGATCGCCGTTCGCCGCCGCGTTTTGTGCAATATCCATCGCTAACGCAGACTTGCCTATCGACGGTCTAGCCGCAAGAATCGCATACGATCCAAGCGGTATCCCGCCACTTAGGGCAGTGTCAATTTCCCTAAATCCAGTTCGCACTACCGCCGCCGTTCGCCTGTTAGCTCGTGCGTCTTCGAGAGTCTCAAGGTAATCGCCCATCAAGTCACCAAGATGCTGAACATCTTCGCCGCCAATGCTCTTAGCCTTGAGCAATCGCTGTTGAGCGTTACTGACAACCGAATCGGGATCAAACGCCAACGATGAAGCCTCTGATACGCCCCATTCTAACGCCAACAACACCCGCCGCCGCTCCGCCCATTCTGCGACTTGCTCTGAGTGGTAAACGATGTGGCCGGGCACGGTCTTTGTTACCAAGTCAGCAAACCCAACATCCCCGCCGATCTTGTCAAATACGCCACGCTTGCGAAGTTCTGAAAGCATCACCGATTCGCGGTGAAACTCTACGCCATCCCTAGCCATTGCTTGAAACGCTTGCCATGCGTCCGCCATCGGTTGATGAATGAAGTCGGAAGCGTCTAATGCATCCGCTACCGCGTAGAAGTCGCCGGGTCTGAGGATGATGCCCGCAATCAACTGCTCTTCGATTGCTCGGCATGTCTCGAAGTGGCTTGGATGTAGTGGCATTATGCTGGCTCCCAGTTTTCGTCGATAACAGGCAGGGTGGATTTTTTAGGCTTGGGTGACGTGTAGCCACCTTGCCCTACGTTACTTGGTCGATACTCAGGCTTGATGCCTTGGTACTCGTTGCCAATTGCAAACTCAATTGCATATACCAAGTGAGATGGACTGTCATAACCTCTTAGGGACTTCGATACGTTCGCCCGGCTCTTGATCTTCTTGCCGATACTCGCCCTCATCGACTCGAAGTCGCTAAGGGCTTGTCTTACTTCTGGAGTATCAAAGCCGTCCGGTATGTCCCACTCACCTAGCGAAGTTGCTTTACCTGTCCCCTTAGGGGGTAGGGGGTTGTTAATACTCTTCTCTACTCTACTCTCCTCTATTCTAGGCGTTACTGTAACGTTACGCGTTACGTTACTTGTTACGTTACTTTCCGGCTCTGATTCAAGCCGCTTTTTCTCCCGGTATCGGGCTTGTCTCTCTGCGTTCTTGGACTTCTTTTTTCCGTCCGGCTCAACGTTGTATTCATCGAAAAACCTTGGGAAAGTTAATCCCTCGTCGGTCTCGATAACCCATCTAGCCGCTGCCATCGCTGATCCAAAACCGGGCATGTCGGCAATATCATCGAGTACCCAAAGTCCCACTCCAAAGCACTTAAGATCGTCATCAACTCGCACTCCGCGATGACGCATAACACCCCACACCGATAACAACGCTCCAACGCAAGCGTTACGCGTTACGTTACGCGTTACGGTCATGTTACGCTGTGTTTGCTGTGACACGTAACGCGACAATTCGCCCTTTTCGTCGCTCAGCATGTCCGCCATTAGGCAGACTTTCGGGTCTCGGTAAAGATCCGTTCGCATCTTGATCCAATCGCCTGCCATAGCAGTACCCTGTACTAAATCCCCCGGCCAGTGCTAAGGTGGCAGCCTTGCGAAGAATCGCTAGATGCACCGACCGGGGGTAGTTGTATTGTAGTGGCTGCCACACCATTTCGCTAAATTGTACTTTTCGACATTCCGTAGGCATATGCCTAGTCAGACTACTCGAAGGAAACTGTTATCTTTTTCGGCTTGAAAAGCAACGAACCAAAGAACGCTGCTATGTCGTCGCAGTTGCCGTGAACCACGTTGAGTTTAGCACCTTGATTCGGCTCAATGGTAGCCTTTCCGCTTTCGTCAATCGGAACTTCTTGCCACCACAACTTAGCCTCTCTGTCCCATCGAAATCCGTAAATCTTTAACCAGGGCGAAAGCCGAAAACCTTCACCACGAACGATACATACTTTTTCCATGTTCTCACCCTCTAGACCGATATCGGCCTGATCGTATTTGATAGATGTAGTCAATATTGCATCCCAACTCAGCCGCCCACGAAGGGGCTGTCCGGTCGCGTTGCTTGATACGCTCGACAATCTCCGGTGCAATCTTGCATCGAGGTGACTTGACGCCAAAGCCATCCTTGCCAAGAACGAATCTTGCGTGATCGACGTTTTCTTGATTTGTAACCCACTCAAGGTTCTCAACTCGGTTGTCGAGTTTGTTGCCGTTCTTGTGATTGATCTGCTTGTCATTTTCGTCGCCTAGAAACGCTTGGGCAATCAGTCGATGAACTAGAAATGACTTAGGCCGCTTGGGGCTTGATCCATCGTAAAGACTCACGGTCAAGTAGCCTTTGGAGTTCTTGCCGCCGGACAATATCTTGCCCGTTACCGCGTTTGCTATGTCGCCGTTGCTGTAGGCGATGTATCGCCCGTTGTAGATTTCTTTTTCCATTTACTCACTCGTCACGTTAAAGGATTGAAGAACGCCCCGCCCCTTTCGGGGCGAAGCGTGGAGGTTGTTGCGGTAGTTAAAGTCAGACACTCGGCACTTACCGCGCACCAGCCCGTTTGGCGGGATTCCTGCCCCATGAAAGCAGGCACCTTTGCCCAGGCGGGCCAACCTGTTAGTCGAAGAGGGTGGGAGCGTTTGCGATTGCTTCCGCTCGTCGCAAGTTCTTGACCGCTTCTGCGAAGTACGATTCCTTGAGTTCAACGCCGATGAACTTCCGCTTCATCTTGATCGCCTCAAATCCTTCGGAGCCAACGCCAAGAAACGGACTCAGCACTGTATCGCCCTCCTTACTCCACAGTTGCAAACAACGATGGATAACATCAAGTTGAAGCGGGCAGATATGCCGAGTGTCTTTGTCATCGCGTCCAGCCCTTCCGTTGAGCGTGTTGCTTTGGTCGATGTCCATCCACACTGGCGAAGCGTAACGCTGCCAAGTATCAATCGAGAAGTTGCCAGTTTTCTCAAAGTCAGTACCAACGAAGTGGTCGAACTCGCCCGCGATAGGATCTGCGTTCTTGCCCGGCTTGCGAAACGTGCATACGTAGTCAGGGATGCCTTGCCGACTCATCGCAGAATCTTTGCAAACTTGCTTGTGAAGCAAACCAAGGGCTTTCGTGCGTTGCATCGCTGTAACTGGATCCTTCCAGATGCAAACCTCTGAATGGTATATCCATCCGTTAGCCTGAAAGCATCGGATAATATCCCCGCGAAAGTCTCGCAGTCCGATGTAGCCGTTATGCTGAATCGTGCTTGGCATGTTCATGCAATGCACGCTGCACAATCGCCCGGTCTTGGTGACTCGGAACAACTCCTTCACCAAATACGAAAACTGCTCAAAGAATTGCTCATCGCTTTCGCAGTTTCCCATGTCGTTTACGATGTCACTGTAAACGTATAGCGATGCGAACGGTGGAGAAAATACGCTAAACCCGATTGACTCATCAGGCAACGCCGGAACTACCTCGCAGCAATCGCCGTTGTAGATCGCCCACCCGTTACCCTGTGACATTTCATTTGCTGGAATACTCATTGACTAAACCTCCAAAAAAGACGGAACCGAAAACTTCTCGCTCGCAACGTGCGAACGCTTACCTTCACGCAAACCAAACTCTTCTAGCGTTGACATTCGCATCGCGTCAGCCATACCGCACCGCATCGCTTCAAAGTCGCATTGCTTGCGAGCAATCGCGGAAGTGATCGCGGATTCGCTGTCGGCTATGACAATGTGAACATCAACCGGCTTAGTCTGGCCGTAACGCCAGCAACGCCTGACCGCTTGGTAATAGTCCTCAAACGAGTACGACAAACCAGCAAAGATCATCGTGTTGCAGTTCTGCCAGTTCATGCCCATGCCTGCTATAGATGGCTTACTGACCAATACGCGAAACTCATTCTTACCAAATCCGAGCAATCGAGACTCCTTGATTGCGTCTTTGTCCGACCCTCGAACCTCGACCGCATCCGGCATGAGTTTAGCAAGTGCGTCCGCTTCGTAGTTCGTATCGCACCAAATCAAGCATTGCCCGTCTACGCTAGCCGCAATCTCTGCCGCTTTTGCACAACGTGCATCGCATGTTTTCCGCTTCTCTTCGTGGATGTTGGTTGCGCTCAATCCAGCGATGTTAAACAGATAGCCGTTTTCATTAGATGCAATGTCAGACTCTACCGTATGGCGATGCGTGCGAAGTTCTGGAAGTGCGAACCCGTTATCTACTCCGCCAATGTCCGATGGCTTACCGATGCAAACCGCCCATTGCGCAACCCACTTCCAAAAGTCGCCATGTCCATGAGGCATAAGCACCCATTTTGACGTATCGCTCGAGTCGTGGAAGAAAAACCTATTGAGCATGTCAGAGGCTTCGCAGACGCCAAGGAACTCGGCATGGTTTCCAAGTTCCATCGTGTCGTTAGGCGATGGCGTAGCGGTGCAAGCCAACTTAAACCGCGTCCCTTCGTAGCGTGCTATTAACTCCGCCTTGGTCTTACCCGCAACGCTTTTAAGGATCGACGATTCGTCAAGTACGACTCCGCCGAACTCCACGCCATCGAAGCGATGTAGTTTTTCGTAGTTTACGAGATTGATGCCATCGATAACCGCATCGGACGAATCAACAACTTCGACTTGACATTGGATTGAGAACTTCTCCGACTCTCGTTTTGTCTGATGTCGCACGCCTACCGGGCAATGCACAACAATCGGCATTTGCGTCTGTCGATGAACAAGCCTAGCCCATTCGAGCTGCTGAAACGTCTTGCCGAGTCCGCAATCCTCAAATAACGCCGCACGCCCTCGACGCATCGCCCACGATACAACCCGCTTCTGCCAGTCCATCAATCGCGGATTGAGATCGCCTTCGTCAACCTCGATCCCTAGCGACGGAAGCCGCTTGGTTTTCGACCGTATAAACTCTTCGTAATTCATGCTCTCTAACCTCCGTTGTGCCAACTCCCTCAGAGCAACCGTTGCTCCTTTGCTTGTCGGCCTGTAATAACTCAATCTCCCTCAGCAACTCAACGATCATGGCCGAGAGTGTACCGCTAGTCCCTGTCCAGCAATTCGCTGGCCCGAAGCGTCTAGCGTGCTGTTCGATCTCTACTAGCCGCTCACGGCTTATCGGCATTCGCAACCCTCCTCCACTCTGCAAGGCCATCCGCTGCGTCGAGATGCTTTTGGCCTTTGAACTCAATGTAGCTACGGATGTGCTCGAAGTCTTGATACCATCCGCCATCAATGCCGATTGCAAACTCATCGCTAGTCAGTGGCAAGCAATGCCCGTTAAGCTTGTGCTTGACGCCGTGCTTTTGCAGGATGCGATGGGCTGCGCTGGCTTCGTTGTTGGTCACTACACCACCTCAAAGCCTTTCTCGGTAATGCGGATCGTCTGACCGCCTGGCGTGCTGTAAACGCCATTGAGTCGCAACTCTCGGTGATCGTAATACACCACCTGCCGGATCGCGTGCCACTTGTCAGTTTTTTGATTCGCCAAGTCTACCCGATTGTCTCCAATGAGTAGCCAATCCTGCCATCCTCTTGACCAAAACGCATCACTCGCAAGCCGCTCTTCGTCTTTGCCGAGCAATCGCCAGCCGCTCGGGATCTTATGGCGGGATCGCGAACTGTCCGAAGATGTTGGAGAGTTGGTTTCAATGCGTCGGCGATACCAAGCGTCAACCCGCTGAAGTTTCGATTCGCTTGCATAAACCCAGTCATTAGTCCTGTGGTCGTACCACTCGTCTGCCGTCTGCTTGTCTTCCGGCGGAAACTTCTCCAGCAACCTGTACCCTTCACCTGGCTCGGGCTTGTTTACAAACCACGCTGGCGGGTCGTAGACTTGGCACTGTAGATATGTAGCTCCATCAAGGTCAATAAATCTCGGGGCTAGTTTGTGATACCGCCAATAGCCTCCAAGAAACTCACCGTCTCTCCATCCTTCACTTTCCTCATCCCGAAACCTCGCCTCAACCGTCTGCCCGTCCATCACTCGCATAACGTCTGCACCGTCTGCATCACGCCAAAACTGTTCAATCTTCTCACTCATTTCGTTAACCTCCCGACTCGTCTCCATTCTTCATTGACCGCAGGCGGCACGTTGCCCCCTGCTCGTCTAACTTCAAAATAAGCGGCCCTCGTTGCGTCAAACTCCGAGAGGCCCTCGACAATCATAATCGCAACCCGTTCTCGGAACTCCTCGGTTACGCTCTGCTCGCTGCGAGTTCGCACCGCAGGCACCGCTTCTTGGTTAACGGAATGTTGCATGTGCTACACCACCATTTTGCATACTGATACTCGCCTTCGTTGTTTAACCTTTGCCGCATTGGCCGGATGCCATCGCGTACTTTATTCAGTTGCTTCGCCCGATGCGGTGACATGCCTAGCATCTCTTCGTTCCTGTGCCTGTCTGCCAAGCGTTCAAGGCGAAGTATAACCCCTCGATCCTTGGCAATCTCGGCCATCTCTGAAACAACCTCAGAATAACTTGACCCCGCAGCGATTGCCCTAGAGCATGCGCTGCAATGCTTGTCACCGCTCTTGATGTAGGACGGACTTAGGATCTTTTCGCAGCATCTACACCGCATCGAGTCCCTCACCTTCCTCGACCTCAAATGAGATGCGGGTGAGTCCAAACGCATCGACACTAGCCGCCTTGCTAGGCTTGTCGAGCCATAGCGAATAATCACCATTTCGGTTAACCATAACCCACCTCTCGATCTTCATTCGCGGCTTGACTTCGATGAGGTCGGCGTTGCTTATGGAGTCTATCGCATCGGAGCCATCGCTTCTCCAGCAATGGATTACCCATCCGTCACTCCTGAGGATCGCTCCGTGAACTGGGTGAATGCCGCCGCAGTCAGTCGCGTAGATTCGCACCTCTCGACCGTCCCGCGTTTTGTACTGCTTGTTTTCGTCAATCATCTCTAAACCCTCGCCATCGGCATGATA